ACGCATATTCCAGGCAATTTGAAAGGGAGATAGTACCACTTTGGTACTACTATTTACGACCTTTAATTCGACTGTAAAGAAACCTATCTCTTTGTGATAAACTAAACAATCTGGGAATCCTGGCGTAACGTAGCTTTCAAGGCGTGAAACAATATAATTACCACGATTTAAATACTCTTTTAAAGTCTTCCAAAAACTTGTCTCCGTCTTTACGGTCATACTTCTTCTTGTTCTTCGTTACTCTCTGATGATACTGGCGTGATGTCTTTAAGTCCTTCGCTATCGGATTTCTCTTTGATTGATAATTCTGTTCTCGCTCCGTTCTTTTCAAATTTACCTCCTAAACCAATCTCACCTAAAGCCTTTAAAACTTCTTCTCTAGACATAGAGTCAATACTACCAGTTCTGATCTCTTTTCTATCGATGTACAATCCTGCAGCTTGCCCTCGCAACCGCTCAGCATTAACAGCAGCACTATAAGACTTTTCACCCAATGCTTTCTCACGAAGTCTAGCCAACTCTTGCACATGCTTGTTAAGTTTGACTTCATGTGTTTTCTCTATCTCTGCTCTTCTTGCAACAACAGCTTCTACTACTTTTGGAAAGCGTTTGCCATTCAATAATTCTGATGCAGTTGTATTTGCTCTGTCCTCTTTGTAACCAGCTTGTCTTGCACATTCTGTTGGTGTCAATCTTCCTTCATTCTCTGTGTATATCTGTACAAATATACGTTGTTTGTCTGTTAACCCATCATCTCTGATTGGATACTTTTTTGCCATATTTGTGGCACCACTTGTGGCACTACTAATTCTTTTATCTACCATGCTAAACCTCGCAGTATAGTTGAGTTTTTACTCATTTTATTTTCTAAAAAACAAAAAAGTGCCTTGCGTTGTCTAGAGTAGTGACACATTGGTGACACAACATAAGTCATTGAATTATATAGCTTAATCATCAATTGTGTCACTGTGGCACCAGTTTGGTTCCCGGTAACAAAATAAAAAAAACTTTTGAGCAAATATACCACTATAGGTGACACATTACAAAATAAAAATTGACCGATTCCTGCCATTTCCTCTTCCTATCCAACCTCTGTTGATTAATTGCTGCACAAATGCGTGCACATGTGACTTAGATTTAGATCCCATGTATTGTTTTATTTCTTCATATGAAGGTGCATATCCATTTTGTTTTATGTAACCTTTAATGATGTCATATACTTCTTTTTGACGAGGTGTTAGCCCCTGTTTATCTTTTTTCTTCAAGGCCTTTTGCATCTGGGTTGCTCCAATAATCTTGTCTAACCTGGTTTAACATTTCATCTCGACCCCATTCATCTATAGCTTCTTTTGTTATAGATTTCTCTAGTGTCTTCTGTATCTCTTTTTCTTCCTCTGTCAGTTGTATTCTATTAGGGCCCTTTTTGCGTACATAAGTATGCACACGTGACCATGTAATTATGTAATCTGATGCTTTTGGCCTTGTATAACCACGTTCTGGATCAAGTGCCGGATATTCTGGGTCTGGTTTAGTGTCAAAATTATTGGATATATACTTTAATACATCCTCATCTTTTTCAAACTGCTTGACTATCTTTTCTATTATCTTCTTATCTAGCCATAAATTAATTTCGTACGTCTGCATGTGTTTCCTTTAAATATTCTATTTTTGTTACCCAGCCCTTTGGTATTGCTATTGCCCCACCACCATGGTTATCGTCCCGGTCCACGCACCACGATCGCATAATCACGATCTTTTCTTTATTATTCACGACCATCCAACCAGTCTCCTGGCAAACGGCAAGTGGCGCATTTATAATATCTTTTATATCAATCCAACCTGTTTCAGTATCACGCGCATCTAACCACGTAATAGTAACTTTCGGTACAGTATTGATGTCCATCTAAGATAGTTTTGTTATTTTATCTATCCATTCACGTATCATAGGTTTGCTATTATACATAGGACGTTTAAGATCTTCACGTTGACCACTACCATCTTTACTCACAAAAGACAATGTTCTTATCATTGCGTCTTCTTCATTCTTTGCACGAATCATGTAACTAAACGTGATTTCACGCTTTGTAACAATCTGGTAAGTATGACGTTCTTCTCCTTTCTCTACATGAAAAGCTTCCATGCCACCAATCTTCGTGCCTTCTGCAGGTTGCGTAAAGGTCACGGTAGGATTAGTAGGATTTGATTCTGCTTCTGCTAATGCCGCTTCGGTTCGTGCAGCACGTATCTTTTGACGTTCTTTTTGTATATGGTCCCACTCTTGTGGACGTTCTTTTATTATAGCATCACGCAGTTCAGCGTGCTTTTGCTCTTCTGGTGTATTTAGTTTCTTTTTCATTTTACTCCGTTAATTCCATTTAGGTGAAACGCGATCAAATCCCTTTTGCACATCTTCCCCTTGTGTTTCTCTACGTTTATCACGCATAGGACGATCTTTAATAAATTGATCTACTATTTCGAGAAGCATTAATACGGGAAAAGTTACGCCATAACATTTAGCGTTTACTTGTAAATGATCTATTAAATGATCAAACGACCATTTCTCATTCTCTGCTTTGACACAAATATCATATATTTTTTTACTTACTTCATTCAGCTCTTTTATCATTCTATTTCTCCTTTAAAAGCCTGGGTACTCGGGGCACGACACCCCACCCATTGATTCATAATACCCTACAGCATTATTAGCTGCACACATACGTTCTTCGTCACCTTCAAACATTGCATCGTAAAATTCATCACGTGCACGTTTTAATTCGTCATGGACACTCACTTCTTTAATCACACTCATAATATTCCTAACCACATTTTATACACCCATAATAATACCTGGAAAGCTATCCAAAATTTAATAGGTATTAATAAAAACCAAAACAATGCCCAAATCATATGCGCACCGCAATGTACTCGTAATCAAAATCTTCATGTTTCTTTTGTACTAATGTTACCACACCACTTTCTGCAGCTTTGTACACATGTTGCTTAATTGTTCTCACACGTCGCTCATCCATGGTAGGTGATAATTTTTGTAGCCATGGTCCACATAAATATCCACGGTAATAAGTAATTCTATTACCTTTACTAGATTTATTTAACCAATCATCAAATTTCTTTATACTTAACATAATATCTTTCTAATACGAAAGCTCTCGTAGGACTTGCATGACCGCACCTACAACCTTTTCACGGCAAATCATGTTCTACATAATTACGCTACTTTAGTACCACCCCTAGTTACCTCAGACACTTGTCCGTACTTCCCTAAAAATGTGCTTTACAACTTTGCGATTGTTGTTCAGCCAGAGAGTACCAACAACATGCATTGTGTTGGCGTTCTCTTTCGTATGTTCATATTATAACATTTTTAGCAAAACATTACAAGAACATTATTTCGCAGATTTCTGCCGCAAATCGTGTCAAGAAAAAACTTTACTTGTCACGCCTTGTAACATATAACTAAATTCTCAACTTCATTTCACCCAGTGGACTCTATGCTGCTCATTCGAGCAGTGAGGGTCCCATTAACAAAAAGAACAATATGGCAACAAGAATCAGAAATATCTGGTATAAGATTAGAAAATGGTTACACTATCACCCCAATAAATATTATATGCGAGGAAAAAGTGATAAAGATATTCATGGCCATAATCATAACATCAATGCCTAATTGGCCATCAGTTAAATACCAAGGTTATTTACACCCAGACGAAGCTACGTGTTTAGAGCAAAATAAAATAATATTAGAACAATTTCAAGGTTTCGCAAAAGCGCAAGGCGATTATGACGCACATTTTGAATCGTTTTGTTTACAAATTGAGTCATACCCTATACAAGGTTTTAACAACACATCAGCATAGTTTTCTTCTGGAGGAGAAATGAAAGACAACATAATATTACTAGTAGTACTAACTTTTATACTTAGTGTAAGTACAGCAACATTTGCTACTGATACCAACAATCAAACGAATACATCTGGCAGCAACACAAATATTACGGGTGGTTATACAGCCACAACAACAAACAATAACGACGGACAAACAAACACAACTACATCAACGACAACAAACACATCTACCACTAACGGATCAGATGTACCACCACCATCTGCTAACTCACCATCTTACTCGTCCATGAGCCAAGATGTGTGTTCCATGGGCATAAGTGGATCTGTTTCTACTGGTGTTTTTGGTTTATCGGGTGGTAAACATGTGGTCGACGAAAACTGCGAGCGCATAAAATTAGCAAAAGTTCTACAAGATTTTGGCATGAAAGTGGCAAGCGTGGCAGTATTGTGCCAGGACAAACGTGTATTTGCAGCCATGGAAGCTGCAGGAACGCCGTGTCCATACTCAGGCCTCATAGGTCCACAGGCCGCGGAAATGTGGGAAAAATACCCTGAACTAAGACCTGATTACGAAGAGCACATTGCAAAAGAACAAGTAGTCGCTAAAGTAGATGCAGAGATTGCAGAACTACAAAGAATAGAAGACGAACGTATCGCCGCAGAAGAAGCAGAAGCAGCAAGGATAGAAGCTGAAAGAATTGAAAAAGAATTACTTACACTAAAGGAAAAAGATGAAGTTAACGATATCGAGCCTGTTATTGACCCTGTGCCTGTTAACGTCCACAGCGATTAGCACAGAAGTAACTACAGGAAATATACTTAACAACTCTACTTTTGGCACTGGCACACAGTACAGTGAAACTGGTTGGGATGTAAGCGGTTACGATAGCCATCATAATGATCTTGGTTCTGGAACTATTAACAACGCACCGGGTGGATCTTTTGCAGCTGGTGTAGACTCAGAAATATCACAAAGCGTCACGCTATCAACGGACGCAGAAATGAACCAGAAAGAAATACAAAACGGTTTTTCTAGTACAGTTGGTGCTGATATATGGTTCTGGAATAATTACAATAACACCGTAACACTAGAACAAAAAATTACGGGATCTGATGGATCTGTAACAACACAAACAAGAGATATACCTACATCAAATTGTGGCTTTTCTAATTGCAACCAATACAACAACTACACTGACACATATGTGCAAGGAACTAACACACAAACTGACTTTGATATAAAAGTAACTGTAAAGAATGTGGGCGTGGGATACACGTCTGGGCACCTAGGTCCAGATATAGATGATGTAACATTATCAATAACTTACACCGATAAAGAATTATTAGATCAAGATGCAACTGACGCTATAGATGACATAGAAGAGAATATACCTGACATACCAGAAGATATATTCGAAGAACCAGATTTTACATTTGAAGAAGAATATTTTGTGTGGGAAGAAGATTTTTATTTTGATGACAGTTTTACAATGGAAGAAGATTTTTCTGTTTACGAAATGCCAGAAGAATTTGAGATTATAGAAATGCCAGAAGAATTTGAAGAGATGGCCATGGAGATGCCAGAAGAAATGCCAGACATGGAAATGCCTGCGGACATGGAAGACGCATTTACAGTGGTATCAGACGAAATGCCAGAAATGGAAATGACTGAAGAAATGGAAGAAGAATTTGTTGAAATGGACATGGAAGAAGAAATGCCTGACATGGAGGAAGAACCTACAGAAATGGAGATGGCAGAAGAAGAAACTGTTGACATGGAGATGGAAACAGAGGAAGATGCTATGGAAATGCCTAAAGAAGAGGCAGAAGAAATGGAGGTAGCTGAAAATGAAGATACCATGGAAGAACCCCAAGAGGATGAAGAATCTTCTGAAAGTGCTGAAGAAACATTGGAAGAGGAGCCGGAATCTGAAGAAAGCTTATCGAAGACTGCTGCGAATGAAGAAGAGGCAGTGGGAGACACAGATGTTGTTGACGAAGGAGGAATCAAAACTAAGAATATCGAAGTCAGCAAGAATATAAAAATTAAGAATGTGGATGTAGGTGAAATAAAAATAACCGTTAATCCAAAAGACATATTTAAGGAGGTCGTTAACCTAGATTCTTACTCAAATAAGGATTTTTACAAGGATAAAGGCCTCCAATACAAAGTAAATGACGATTTCTTTGACCAAGCAAGCATGATTCAATACAATAAAGAAATATACACAAACGTCACTTTAATAGCTTATATACAGACAGATCCAGTGACTGTGTACAGACAGGAAATGGAAGAATTGGCTATACAAAAAGCCGGCATTATGCTAGAACTCAAACTATTAAGAGGAGATTAATTATGCCTGCAGGTAAAACATCAAAAAAAGCAAAAAAAGATTTGTTTAGTTCTAAAAACATAAAAAAAGTAGATAAAAAATTATTGTCTGCTGCTTTGGCTAAAGACAGAAACCCTCTTGGTGTCACTAAAAAGACAAAAAGAAAAACTGACAAAGATGTACAACAAATGAAAAAAGGAAGCGCTAAACAAATTGGTAATATTTTAAGAAGAAATGCACAACTTAGAAAAGGAAAGAAATAATGAAAATAATAGAAAAATTATCAACATATGCTGCATTAATTGGCGTTATAGGGGCCATAGGCGGAGGTTTTTACACCTGGGGCCAGTTTAATACACGTTTAGATGCAATAGAATCAACACCAGCTGTTGATGTAGGTGCAATCAATAAAAAAATAAATAGTAACAAAGTAGAACTTATAGATCGTATTGCTGCGGCAGAGGACAGTATTCCTGAAACGCAAGACATGACATGGGTAGTAAAAGAATTTATTGCTGTAAGAGAAGAAATGCCAGTTCAAGTTGATTTAACATCTGTATTTAAAGAGATAGGTAAAGTTAGAGAGCAAATAGCTATGTTGCCTGAGCCTGCTAATCTACAGCCTATTCTTGATTCCCTTCAAGCATTAGAAGAATACGGTTGGGAATTAGAAGAAGACATTGAAGAACTTTCTAAACAAGTTGCAATTGTAATGAAAGAAAACGAATTGCAGGACATACAAATTAAAGAGATAAAAAAGAAAGCTAATAATCCTTTAGCTAAATAATAAAAAAATAATATATAAGACCTAGTATTATACTAACGTCTAAGCATAAGGACCATGCAATATAAAGTCTAAACAGCCACTTTATTATTATTTTCTTTGGCATAAAATTTTACTTTCTTTAACATACTGTGCACACCATTATTTCTGCCTGGTGTTAACAACGAATCAAGATTCATTTTTTCAAACTCTTTCTGATTAAACTCATTTATATCCTGGGCCGAAGATCCACTGTACACGTCCGCAATAATACAGACCATGCCTTTGCTAATCAATGCAGCTGAATCAGCACTAAAATATATTTTATCCTCTACAAAATGTGGCACTAGCCATGTCTGTGACTGGCACCCAGGAACT